AGTACGAGGACGCGCTCGAAACCGACAAGAAACTGTACGCAACGGTCGTGGAGTTTGACATCATTCACGACGTTTAAGGAGAACCAACCATGGCAATTTTAGTGGGCAATGCAGGCGGGTTTCGCATCGGCACCAATGTGGTGCTTGAGATGGACACTTGGACCCTGGATGTCTCCACCGGCCTCGAAGAGACGCAGTCTTTCGGCGACGGCTGGAAGGAAAGGACCGCCACCATCCGCGAGTTCACCGGGACGGCCAGTGGCCGCTTCGACAACACGGACACCAACGGCCACGTCGCTTTGAACACGGCGCTTCTTGGCGGCACGAACTTCGCGGCGCGATTCTACATCAATGCCACGAATTACTACTCTGGAACTTGTTTTGTGCAGGCGAGCCTGAACGCCAGCGAGAACGGGCTGGTTACCGTTAGTTACACACTGACCGGCAGCGGCGCACTGACGTACACCTAGACTTAGGAGGCCATCATGGCAGTTCTCGCAGGCCGCAACGCAGATATTCACCTTGCTACTGGGGCGGGCACCGGCATGACCGGACAGGCGACGACCGCGCTAGGCGGCGGCGTCTACCAGATTACGCTGGCCGCCCGCCGCGCGGTTAATCCCAACGCCTCGCTGACCGTTCTCGACGGCGTCACGCCTGTTTCCCCGGCGCTTTATCAGGTGGCTTGGGGCAATGGAAAGATTGTTTTTTCGAACTACACGCCGACTGGCGCGATCACGGTGACCGGCTCGTTCCTGACGCTGTCGAAGGCGGCGCAGGGCACCGACTGGACACTCGATATCACTCCGACGCTTGAAGAGGTCCAAGTGTTCGGCGACGCCTGGAAGTCGCGGGCCGTGGTGCAGCGTGAGGGCACGTGTACGTTTGGCCGCTTCTATGACGACGCGTACTTTGTGACCAACGCCAACAGCTATTACGTTATCGACCTGTACGCCGACTTTAACAACACCGTCCGTTGGCGCTTTGGCGCGTCGCAATCGTCCGTGGGAATCAGCGTCGGCGAAAACGAGATCATCCGTGAGAACGTATCTTTCTCGACGATTGGAATTGTAGACTACTAGTATGAAAACCCTTGCTGACCGCATTTTAGCGGTGCAACTCAAGACCGAAGTAATCGACGTGCCCGAGTGGGACGCGAAGATTGGAATTACCGAGATGGACGCTGGCCAACGCATCCGTTTCGGCGAAGACGCCAAGAAAACCCCGGCGCTGGCCATGGTGCGGTTGCTGATCGCATCGGCCTTCGACCCCGAGACGGGCAAGCCTGTATTCGAGCAGGCCCATCAGGACGCGCTGCTGGGCATGTCCGGCAGCGTCATCGACCGCGTGGTTACGGAAATCTGCCGCATCTCCGGCCTGACCGAGAACGCGGCGGCTGAAGCGGCAAAAAACTAACCGGCGAGCGCAAGTTTGCGTTTGCGCTCGCCGAGCATTTGCACATGACAGTGGGTAAGTTGCTGGCGACGATGTCATCGAGCGAGTTTTCCGAATGGGGAGCGTATCTGGAGATGAAGCACCAGGAGCAAGAAAAGGCATCGAAAGAAGCGGCGGCTAAGGCGCGAGGTCGCCGCTAATGCCCGTACTCAGCAACCTGATTGTCCGCATCGGGGCCAGCACCGACGATTTTGATAAGAAGGTCAATGCCAGCCTGAATAAAATCAAGCGGTTTGGGGCCGACGTGGCTCAGGCCGGGCAGGCGTTGTCGATTGGCATAACTGCGCCACTGGCAGGGGTGGCGGCTGGGGCTTTGGCCGCTGCTGCCAAGATGGAATCGCTGGGGAACGGCTTGGCCGCTACCATGAAGTCCACCAAGGCGGCCGCCGAGGAAATGGAGCGGCTGAAACAGGTGGCAAAGCTACCCGGCCTGAATCTGGAAGACGCCGTTAAGGGCTCAATCAGGCTGCAGGTACTCGGCAACAGCGCCGATGAATCGCGTCGAATCATGATGGAGCTGGGGAACGCCCTGGCCGTGGTTGGTGGCGGCAAGGAAGATTTTAGCGAGGTCATCAAGCAGCTTTCGCAGCTAGGCGCGGTGGGAAAGGTGACGAAAGAGAACCTTGACCCCATTATTGAGCGTATTCCGCAGATCGCGGCGATTATCAAGGAAAAGTTTGGCGCAGCGGCGCTTGGTGATCCAGCTAAGGTCTTTGAGAAGATGGGGATTAGCTCCCAGCAGTTTATTCAAATTATCACTGCCGAGCTTGGGAAGAGCGAGAGGGCAACGGCGGGGGCTAAGACTGCATTTGCGAATCTGCAAGAAGCAACGGCCCAAACAGCGGCAGAGCTTGGCAAGGCTTTGCTGCCAATCGGCAAGATGGTGCTGGCAGACTTTATCAATCCGGCAGTTGAAAGCGCGAAGAACTTGGCAATTGGTTTTAACGGCCTGTCGGACAGCACGAAGAAGGCTACGGTTGAGGTGGTTGCGTTTGGCGCTGCCATTCCTGCCGCAATATTTGTTTTGGGCAGCGTCATAGAAAAACTTGGCGCGGTCATGGCCGGACTGTTTAAGCTGCGGACCTTGATTGTCGCGGCGATCGGCGCGATAGGGGCTTTTGGCTCTGCGCTTGGCGCACAAGTACTGGCCATGGCCGGAGTGGCGGCTGGCACAACTCAGGCAGCGATTGCGCTCGGCGTGTTTTCGGCTGCTGCGGCTGCTGCCGTCGTCGGCATTGGTGTTTTGATCGCTGCCCATTATGATCTATATGCTGCTGAACAAAACCTCAATCAAAGCAATCTGATCTATAGCAATTCCACGGAAAACCTTGTTAAGCATCTTCGCGGAAAGTCAAAGGCAGTCGGCGAGCTAGAGGCCAAGTACCGCAGCGGCAAGATTGGGCTGGATGAGTTCAATAAAGGCTTGATTTTGATCCAGCACGAATTGCAAAAAAACGCCAAGCCGATGGCGAATGCGAAAACCGACGCCGAAAAACTGGTAGATCAATATTTGGCTGGGGCCAAAGCGGCCATGGAGCTTGCCGACAAAAAGACAAAGCTCAAGCCGGTTGTGGATCAACTCGCAAACAGCTTTGAGCGGCTTGGCGTGGTCAATACCACCGACGTGATTGGTTCGTTTGTGCTCGCCCGGACGGCGGTCGAGCGTATCCAGGTCGCCTACGAGCAGGGCAAGGTATCATCTGTCGACCTACAACGCGCCACTGAAGCGCTAGGCCAAGAATACCTAAAGCTGATCGACGGCCTCGGCGCGATCCGCCCGAAGACACTAGAGGTCGCCGATTCGTTTGACTTTGCGCGTGAGCGGGCCATGATGGCCATTGGCGATATCCAGATGGCCGCATCGTCTGCGCGTGGGCTGGAGCTGGGGCAGCTCATCATGACTGGTGAGCCGCGTCGGAATGATGATGCATTGCGGGCGGCAGAGCAGGCCCGCTCCGCCAAGCGTGGCGCGGAGATGATCAAGATTTTGTCCCGCGACGTGGCGAGCGACTGGAAAAAGACGCAGCAGGCCATCTCCCGGCAGGTGTCGACCATCGTCACTGACCTGTCGCGCGGCCTTGCCGACATAATGGTAAGCGGCGGCAAGGTGGGCCAGAAGTTCGAGGAACTCGGCAAGCAGATAGCGAAGTCGCTTATTCGCACAGTGATCGAGAACGGCATCAACAAAGTGATCGCCGCTCTCGGCGGGCTTTTATCCAATCTCGGCGGCGTAGCCGGGGCCATCGGCGGGTTGTTTGGCGGCACGGCGAAGGCGGCTACGTCGGCCATCCCCGGCGTTGTGGGTGGCGCGGCAAGCGCAGCGGGCGCTGCGGTTCCGGGCGTGGCTGGCGGCGCGTCTACGGCTGTCGGTGGAGCGGCAGCGGCAGCGTCCGGCGGCGCAACGGCGATTGTAGGCGCGGTGGCTGGGGTAGCCTCGGCCATCAGCGGCATCATTGGGAACTTCCAGTTTTCGGCCATGAACAAGACGCTGGATCTTATCGAGAAGGAAGTCCGCTACTCACAGATCCACCTGCTACACCTGCTCGAAAAAAACAATGAGTACCTGCCGAAGCTGAAAGATATTTGGGACTCGCTGATCCGCATGGAGACGCGCCAGATGGGCTTGGCTGGCGGCGGCGGTGCGGTAACCATCAACATCAGCACGACCGGCGACACGCGCCAGCTACTCGACGCATTGACCCGTGAATTGAAACTGCTCGGAGTGATTCCCAGGTGAGCATCGACGTTTACATCGGCGGATCCATCCGCGAAATTGTGCCGTACACGCTTTCGCTGTCGGCGACTCTGGGCAACCGGGCGACCTTTGGCTGTCGGGTGGTATCCACGAGCGGCGCATATCGGCCACAACAGGGCCAATTGGTCGAAATCTGGACCGGCGGCACGAAGCTCTGGGCGGGCAGCATCGACGAGGTGTCGGAAGTCTCGATTACCGAAGCAGGCGCGGCGCCAGGCGCCTTTTATGAGATTTCGGGCATTACTTGGGAGCAGCGGCTTGACCGGCGGCGGTGCTTCAATCCATCCACGGCGCTACCCGCGCACTACGACGGTAGCTTCGTGTACACTGCCGACGCCAGCACGAATACGCTTACCACGGCGTCCGCGCATGGCAGGGTGAACGGTGACAAGGTCCGAGTCAAGGCGCACGCACAGGGGGCCATTTGCGGCGGATTAAGCGGCACCACAGAGTACTTTGTTGTCAACGCTGGCGCGACCACGCTGCAACTGTCGCTAAGCTCTGGCGGCGGGGCGGTGGACATCACCGACACTGGCACGCTGGATCAAGTGCTCGTGACCGGGCGCGCTGGGCTGATCGTCAAAGACCTTATCACCAACTTTGCATCCAACGAAGGCATCGGCAGCACGAACGTCGATGACGGCGTTGTGGTGGACGTGGTCACGTTCGACGCAAGCACCACGGTATCTGAAGCCATTGGCCAGCTTGCGGCGCTGTGCAACTTTGTTTGGTGGATCGACGAAGACCGCGAGCTGTACTTTAAGCCGCGCACGTTTGCGACCGCGCCATTCAGCATTTCCACCAGCAGCGCAAACTATCGCAGTCTGCAGGCTCGGCGCACCCGCGAGGACAAGGCCAACGCCACGCTGTCGCGCGTGCCGCCTGAGCAAGTGGCGGCACTGGTGGAGCCGTTCACCGGCAACGGCACGGCGCGGGCCTTCACGCTGTCGCGGCGACTGGGGCAGATTGTATCGATTCGCCTCAACGACCAAGACGTAGACTTCGGCCAGTACCTGTCGGACACCGAAAAGGCGTGGTACTGGCAATTTGGCTCGACGCAGATTCGCCAAGACGCTGGCGCAGACGTGCTGACCAGCGCTGACACGCTGACGGTATCTTACCGGGCGCTGGGCGCTGACACGATCACGGCGGAAGATGCGGGCGACATCAGCGGCACCATCACGCAGGAGGGCGGCGGCAGCGGACGCTACGAGGCGTTCTTGGAGCGCGACCTGGGCCAGCTACAGGCGCTTGCCGAGGCCCAGCAGGTCATCGCAGCGAAGAAGGACCCGGTAACCGAAATCAGCTACGAGACCGACGAGCAGGTTGAGCCGCTCTGCGTGACGTTGCGACCTGGCCAGATTCAGACGATTGCCAACACGCCGCGCGGCGTTTCGTCGTCGTCGTATCTGATCCACGATGTGCAAGTGATTGACGTGGCCGGGCTGTATTTGCGCTTCCGCGTCCGCGCCATCACCGGCACGAGCATCGTTGGCGTGCAGGAGTACTGGCGGGCGTTGGCTGGCATGGGCGGGGCGGTCTCCACCATCAGCGGCACCAGCGGCGGCACCAACAGCACCAGCACTCCGACAGCACCCGACAACGTCACGGGCGTTACGGCGACCAGCGAGTTCGCCGACGAGACGACTGTGCGGGTGAAGCTGTTTTTCACCGCGCCGTCGCCCCTCGGCGACTTTATCGGCGTCCACGTGTGGGAGGAGCCGGTAGACCAATCGACCGGCGGGGCGGTGCCACTCAACTCCTCCGCGACTCTGGGCGGCACGCGCAACTTGGGCGGAACCTTCGCCCCGATTGACCGGGGCTATCATCTCACCAGCCCCGCAACGATCTACATTCCGCGCCCGACCCAGGCGGAGACCAAACGGTTTTACCTGGCCAGCTACAGCGAGACGGCTGAGGCCGAGCTCGTCCGCGCAGGCAACACCAACGCAACGCCCAACGTGACCATCACCGTCGGCGACACAATTTACCAGTCCGGCGAAGAGTACGCGCGGTTGGTGACCGGCGTAAGCGTGACCGTGCAGTACGACGACTCGCAAGTAGCCTCCCCGAAGTACAGACTAGTGTTCGGCTGGACCGCGCCAGCGTCGCCTCCGGCGGCTTGGCAGCGCGAGTTTGGCGGCGTGCAGATCGTTTACGAATACGCCGACGGCAACCGCGCGCAGGGCCCGGCGCTGGCGGTCAACGAGACGACGGCGCGCAGCGATTGGTACGACCTTTTCGTTGGGTCGTCGATCATTCGTTGCTGGTTTGTGTCTATGGACGCGAGCGAGAAGCCGCGCATCAACACCATTGTCTCTGGCCTGACGCCATTAGCCAACGCCACTGTTACGTGGCCGCTGGCTAGCCGTCCGGTGCTGACGCCCTACGCCGACAACGTGACCGGTTTTACGGCGACCAACGCCCGTTACGCTACCAACGGGCAAGGGCAGAAGTCTCTGCTGATCGACCTAGCTTGGGCGCAACCAAGCG